GCTTGATGCTGTCTCCGGTAACAGCTTCGTTGAGCTTCACTTTTCCGCCTTTGTTTTCGATTTGAATGATAGTGTTCATGCTGTCTGGTTCTTTAGTGATTTGTCTGTATTTTGATTTTGCCCAAGATACGCCGGGATCGCCGCCCCACAATGCCCACGCGATCCGACCGGCAGACGGATAACCGTCCTCGCCGGGTGAGAATCCCTGACCTTGTTTGTCGATCTCGTGCCGTGCAAAGTAGCTGATCATGCGCCCGATGGTGTCAGGCGATAGGTTCTTCCGGTTGCTGATGTCCCTGGCGCGTGCTACGCCGACCTCAGTGCCGCCGCGATTAAATTCTGCACGCCACTCCAGACCGAGCTTTGCCTCGGCAGCCATAGCCTCAGTTGGTTTAAGATCAATCGCCATTGGGTGATGTGTCTGGTTGCGGTTGCTCGTTCGATGTGACGAGTCGCACGCTGCGTGGGTCAATCTCGACGCCATACTTGGCGTTTTTCTCCGCGATCTTGACGAGGAGCTTGGCAGCTTCCTCAGTGCGCTCGTCGATGGATTCGTCAAAGTCTGTGGAAAGTTCTCCCATGATCGAGGTGGCGTTGACCAGTCCGTCTTTGTAAAGTGCCATCTTTTCCTTGAGGCTGCGGCCATCGTCAATCGTGAGTTTCGGTGGCTTGGTAAATCCCCAGTTATACCATTGGTCAGACATCGGCACGCGTCCGTTTTCCATCGCCCAAGCGATTGCCTTGGTGACTCTCCACTTGCCGATTTTCTCCAGCGTCGATTGGCGATCCTCGACGAACCGGCACGCCTTGCCGATGTCCTCGCGCTGCGCTGTTCCTTGGCCGGATGGCTTCCAGAGGGTTGCCGGTAAGCAAGCACCGACCAGACATTGACGCGCCTGCATGTCGTAAAACTCATGCCAAGGGTTGCCAGGGCGGAAGTTTTGATGTTGCGTGATCTTCTCACCAGATCCCGCCTTGGCATACATGATGCGACCGCCTTGTAAGAATTGAACAGCAAGCTCACCGCAGTTGGTTGCCGGTTCATAACCGGGCTCTTCCATGTCTGGCCCACCAGATTCGTTTTCAACGGTGTAATTGAGTGAGGACATGGAAAGCAGGTTCATGCGTTCCCATTCCTCGCTCTGCATGATGTCGCGAAGGTTGTTCAGCGAGTGCCAGAAAAGCGGAAGTCCTCGGCGTTGTTCCGGCCAGTAGCGATCAAAAACATGAAGGATGAATTTCTTCTCGATGAACTGTTTGTGTTTTCCGTCGATGTCGCACAATGAGTAGGCAACTGGAATTGATGTGTTTGGAAAATAGACGATTCCGTCATACAGATCAAATCCCTTGTATTTGCCTGTTAGCTGGATGCCGTCAGGCAGTCCGCCGCTGTCTATGCGGTGTGAGGGGATTTGTTGGATCTGTGGATAACCGCTTGGTGACGATGTGAAATACTCAAAAACCTCGCCGTCACGATCCATCGAAACGGAATCAATAAACATGTCTGAGGTGAAATCGGCGATGTCTCCAATGATGTTGCAGATCGGATACCATTCGTCTTTTAGCCACATTTTCGCTGCGTCACCGAACTCCTTGTCCTTGCCCTTGTAGGTTGGAAGCCATGCGTTGCCAACGGCGTAAATCCCGATTTGGTTGGATGCCCCAACCATCAGCGGTGAGTTAAGATACAACGTCCGGCTTGCTGATTGCAGCGTCTGCCTGTCGTATTTTGTGACGATCTTTTGCAGGTCACGAAGGTTGCGCGACTCGCTTGGCCTCTCGCCGCCGCCTAAATTAGCGTGGCGTGATGGCCTGCGGCTCGCATAGGACGTTGCAGCATTTCCGAATTGGTCGAGTATCATAAGAATCGGGCGCGGGTGGTTCGGTTTCCGGCAGAATCACGTTCGATCATGCCCATGAGGATTTGCAAAACCTCAAAACGCTCGGCTGGCGTTGAGGTTGCTTTACCGGAAAAGGATTGTCCGTTGACGGTTGCGCTTTCCACTTGAATCCCGCCGGTCGTCGATGTCAGAGCAACTGCGGCAGCCTGATATGCGGCTTTTTGTGCTTCAATCAGCGTTGAATTTCCACGAATAGCGCGGAAAATGCCTTGAGCTTGACGAAACGGTGACATGGAGAAGGATTTTCCGCATGTTGGCGAAAGTCAAACGGGTTAGATGTTACCTTCTTTGATCAGTCCTTTTGACATCGCCTGAGCGACAATCATTCTTGCCGCTGCGTATTTGTCAAATTTGTCAGATTTTCCTTCAATAGCCATTCCAAGCTCTGCCTCAGTTTCTGGATCGATGTCCTCGGTCTTTATGTAAAGCCGGCGATTGGGCGGAACCGCTTTAAATTCTCGCCCCTTCAAACTGACCCATTTTTTCGTCTCATCTTCATAGTAGATGCCGCTTTCCCTTCGTCGCTGATCGTCGCGCTTCTTCGTTTCAACCTTCCTGCTTCGATATGCACCGCGTTTTTTACTCATCGGATTTGGGTGGTGTAAAGATTCTGAACATGAGAGCAGCTGCAACCTGATAAACCTCGGTGTCACGACCGTGGTTTGCTCCATGCCTGACCCATTTCTTAATCTCCCGCCCTTTCGCATCCTTTGCCGTCTCCAGACGTTCGCCGTTCAGCTGCTTTGCGTAGCTGGGCGGAGCATCATCCTCGACCATCCACGCGGCGCCATCGCCAGACATCAGCCTTTGCAGGATGTATTGCATCGGCTCGGTGGCGATGTGCCAGCAAGTCGCCGGTTTCTTCTCCTTGGAAAGTGCCACCCAGCGTTTTGAGTAAAGTCTGACTTCCTTTTTCGTATCGTCACCCTTAACCGGCCAGTCCCAGCCGCTCTTCCGGTTGCCGTCGCCTTTCATGCCTTGCCATCCATATTTGACGATGATGCCGGCCATGCGCTCTTGATCGAAGCCAACATCGAGGAAGGTATGCTTCGGCTCGACGTTGTAGCGAGCGCGGATCTCTTCACACTCTGCATCGCTGTTGATGTAGCCGAAAAATAAACCTTTCGATTCTCCACCCTGGCACCATGCCCGGATGCGAAGCCAAAAGTGGTCGCCGCCTGCGTCAATCGTGCAGAACCGTAAGACCTCTCCGTCGATCTTCTGCCCTTCGGTGTAGTCGGTCCGAGTGTAGCCGCTTGGCTTCAGGATGATTTCAGATGCTTGGAGGTTGTCCGTCCAACCTCGCGCACGGTCTTTCTGCGTCCATTGTTTGAGCGCGGTGTAATCACCGGCCTTCGCTTGCTGGTCGGCAGACAACTTCCGCAGCACGTCATCGCCCCACGGTTGCCACCACACTGCCGTCCTGTCGGCGTGAAATCCTTCATAGCCACGCTGTCCGGTGTCGCTTGTCAGAAGATAGCCGTCATTTTCCTGACAGGAATCATGCAGTTTTCGGCGCGTGGCGATGTCATCCGGAAATTCATGTTGGCACCCAGCACAGACCATGACGACAGCATCGGCTCGATCCTGATTCGTTCCTGTTTCTGGATATTTCAACGATTCAAAGGCAAACGGCTGGGCGTGGTTGCATTCCGGGCATTGCCAGGCGAACTCCCATTTGCGGCATTTGTCATGCTCGGCGTGCAGCTCGCTTGTCACGCCATGTCCATCCTCATTGGCAATCTCGCCGCCTTGAGATACCAGCACGAACTTGCGGTTTTCTCGGTTGTGGCTCCGAGCATTCCATTCGCGGACCATGCCATGCTTCCACTCCCATGCCTCATCGCCGTGTCCATGCGTGATCGATACTTCTTGAAAGTTGCTACGGTTGGCTCCACCGAGAACCATGAACATGTGCGGCCAGATAATCGCATCCCGGCGAACCGAGTTGCGAGCGTTGCGCGGCCAAAGGTGATCAAGCGGCTTGCACTTCTTGGCAGCTTTCAGAAATCGCGTCTCTCCCCATAGCTCGGCGTTCGGGTCAGTGATGGATGCGTAAAGCACCGAGCCGGGCGACTCCGACACGATCCAGCAGTTGATCGCCTCAAAGAACGTGCTCTTGCCCGTGCCGGTCGGCATTAAGCAGACCATCTGCCGCGTCTCATAGTCGGCATAATGGCCCATCGGTTTTCTCCACCAGCGAGTTTGTGACGGGTCAAATTTGTCGGAGCGTTCCGAGTTCTCGACATAGACATGCTCCGCGCACCAGTCCGCCGGGTGAAGGTCGGACGGTGCTTTCATGGCGCGGGCGAAAGTATCGATCATGCTTAGTCTTTCTCAGGGTGTTCGTTCCAGAAATCGGAGGAAGTATTGGCAAGCACGTCTTGCAGCTCGCGGGTGCGGGCTTTGACAAGCGGCGTCGATTGCGAAAGTGTTAGTCCCAGGCACAAGGCTGGGATCTCGCGTTCATACCGGCGAAGATACGACTGCATGGCCATGGCGATTCTGATCAGCAGCTCATCGACCTCGGCCCGTGGCAGCAGCTTGCCGCGTTCCCTGTCCCGCTTGATCTCCAGCAGGTCGATCTCGACCGCTACCTTTACCGCCAGTAGCTCCTCCCGACTCTTGCTCGGCTTCCCATCGAAATGCCCAGCGTCAGGGTTTGCCTCAAACCATCGGCGCCACTCTGCCAGCGGCTCTTTGCCGCCTACCTTGTCTGGCACGCTCTTCCCCTCTTTGCGCCACTGAGCAATCGTCTTGCGATTGATTTCAAAGATTTCAGCCAATCGAGATGTTGTCACTGTCTCGGTGTCTTTTCCTGCCTTCTTTACTGGTGCTTTCTTTGCGCTCATGGTTTCTGGATGATCTGAGCCTTGCTCATCTTAGCTCCGCAGTCGATGCACAGCCAGTAGTCCTTGCACTCCACCGGCGTTCCGTATCGGCAGAACGGGCAGTCCGGCATGTCGGCAAACGACTTCGGAGCATGGAACGGTTGCCCGGCTGGGCTGTGCGCGTCCTTGACGGTGGGGGTTGATTCGTAGCCTTTCACGCTCGTTACTTTGTTTCAATTCAGTTTTTGTGG